ATGGACGAGTTTCTGCCCGGAATATATGCGCAATGTGATAATGACAGCAACCGTTATACCTATCTTAATGGCTCTACTGCCGGAGGTGCGGTAATATATGATAACGGGCGGTTCTTGTATTCGCACCATGCAACAGACCCGTGCAGCGGTAAATTAGTAAACGCTTTTGACCTTGTTCGTCTGCATAAATTTGGTGATATGGACGATAGCTCAGCTTTTAATACACCTATCAACCGTCTGCCCTCTTATGCTGCTATGTGCCAGTTTGCTATACAGGACTCCGCTGTTTCAGCCGCACTTATACAGGACCGCACACAACAGGCTATGACTGATTTTGTGGATATTATAAACAATCGGAATGGTGATACCGACTCGCCCGTGGAAGATACACCCGAATCCGACTGGAAACAGCGCTTGCAGATTAACCCCCAAACGGGTATTATAAAATCCACTATTGATAATCTATTGATTATCCTTGAAAACGACTCGCTTTTAAAAGGCAAATTTGCACTTAATAGATTTGCAGGTCGCGGAGAGGTATTAGGCTCCCTGCCGTGGTGCTACGATAGTAAGCGCCGTTTGTGGGCTGATACCGATAATAACGGGGTATATTGGTACATGGAGAGGGTTTACGGCATTACAGGGCGTGATAAAATCGACTCTGCGCTTGATATTCACTCTTCTTTACACGCTTTTAACGAGGTGCAGGATTATCTTAACGGGCTGCACTGGGACGGTGTTCCCCGTCTTGATACGCTGTTTATTGACTATCTCGGCGCAGAGGAAAACGAATATAACCGCGCGGTATGCCGCAAAGCGTTTACAGCCGCCGTAGCCCGCGCAATGACACCGGGGTGCAAGTACGATAATATGCTAATACTCTGTGGGCCTCAGGGCATAGGCAAATCGACTATTCTTGATAAAATGTCCCGCGGTTGGTTCAATGATTCAATCCGTACTTTCGAGGGCAAGGAAGCCTCCGAGTTATTACAAGGCGTGTGGGTGGTAGAGGTTGCAGAACTTGACGCCTTTCGGAAAACAGACGTCGCGCGAATTAAGCAATTTTTATCCCTGCGCAGTGACCGGTACCGTGCGGCATACGGCAGGAATGTTAAAGAACTGCCCCGCTGCTGTGTATTTTTCGGCACCTGTAATCAATCCGATTTTCTGCAAGATACTACGGGAAACCGCCGCTTTTGGCCTGTTGATGTCGGCATATCAAAGCCTGCGCGCAGTGTATTTAAAGACCTGACTGATAGTGAAATAGACCAAGTATGGGCGGAAGCTGTGGCGCGGTGGCAAATGGGCGAAATTCTCTATCTTACAGATAAGATAGAAGAACAGGCGCGGGAGCGGCAGGAACAGCACAGGGAGGTTTCGGTTAAAGAGGGACCGATTTTAGATTTTGTTGCAAAACAGGTCCCCGATGATTGGGCTAAATGGCCTATTGACCGTCGTTATGACTTTTGGGCGCAAACGGCTCACGGTGAAATAAATCTCGTCGAGCGCGACAGAATATGCGCATTAGAGGTATGGTGCGAGGTTTTCCACGGCTCCGCAAAGGATATAAAGAATATGGACACGCGGGAAATTAACGCTATTTTGGCAAATATGCGCGGTTGGAAACGTGCGGACAGGCCCTTACGTTTTGGTCCGTATGGGGTACAGCGCGGATATATTAAAATATAAAATTTGCCGTTACAAATGGCGTAACAATGCTGTAACAATGCCGTAACATTCAAAAAATGTTACATTTGCAGGTGTTACAAAGTTACAAAATGTTACGGCAGACAAAATAGCCGCAAAGCCTTATAAAATGCGGCAATTCTAATAAAATGTTACAATGTTACAAAAAAACTCTATTAAAGGGTAAATTAGTGAGAATAGAGAGAACAGAGAGTATTTATACTCCCTATTCCGCCTGATGCGGGTACATAATACGCGCGTGCGCGTGAATGTAACATAGGCGGTTGAATAATGCTCTGTTTACTCTATGGACGATAAGGAAAAGAGCGCGGCAGGAATCGCAGTTTTTACACTCGCACGCGCGAGAGTTCGGGAGGTTCTGAAATTGGCACTTGAAGAAAAGGATATTGAGCGGCGGCTAAAGAACAAGATAACAGCTTTACGCGGAATGTGCATTAAGCTTGAGCTTATGAGCTACACGGGTATGCCGGACAGATTAATTCTTTTGCCGGGCGGGTACTGCTGTTTTGCCGAATTGAAAAAGCCCGGAAAGAAAGAACGGAAACGGCAGGAATATGTTCAATCGCTTTTGCGGTCGCTCGGCTTTATAGTATATAGCTCCGTAGATACGTTTGAAAAAGTTGATATTATAATAAGCGATTATGAAAGGATTTTCAAATATGCCTAAAAAATACGTCCCGTATGCCTATCAAAAATACTGTTACAGCCGCATTATAAACAGCGCCGCTATTGGCTTGTTTGTCGATATGGGTCTTGGTAAAACTGTAATAACGCTTACTGCGCTGCACGACTTAAAGCTATATTACTGGCAGATGATTAAGGCACTCGTAATAGCTCCCAAAAAGGTGGCTGAGGACACTTGGCAGAATGAGGCCTCCAAATGGGAGCATTTACAGGGCTTACGAATTGTCAGCGTATTAGGAAACGCCGCACAGCGTATTAATGCGTTACATACTAACGCCGATATATATGTTATAAACCGGGAAAATGTTCAATGGCTCGTAGATTATTGCGGGAGGAACTGGCCTTTTGATACCGTTGTTATTGACGAGAGCAGCAGTTTTAAAAATCCGCAGGCAAAAAGATTTAAGGCTTTAAAGAGAGTTCGGTGCAGGATAAACCGTCTAATCGAGTTGACGGGTACGCCGAACCCTCACGGGCTGCTTGATTTATGGTCGCAAATATACCTGCTTGACGGTGGGGCGAGGTTAGGCAGAACAATATCCGTATATCGCGATATGTACTTTGTGCCTGACAAGCGTAACCGCACAACAGTCTTTTCTTACGCGCCGAAAGAGGGAGCGGATATTGCTATACAGCAAGCTATTTCCGATATATGTATTTCAATGAAAGCCGACGATTATTTAGACCTGCCGGAGCTTATATATGAAGATATTCCCGTTACCCTTGACATAGCGGCATATCGGGCATATAAGCAGCTTGAACGGGAGGCGCTGCTTGAAATTGACGAGGATATAATAACGGCGGTAAACGCCGCGGCGCTGTCAGGAAAGCTGTTGCAACTCTGTAATGGCGCAGTTTATGATGAAGAACACAATGTTGTACCTGTTCACGATTGCAAAATAGATGCGTTTTTAGAAACAGTTGAACGCCTTAACGGTCAGCATGCGCTTGTATGCTATTATTTCAATCATGACCGCGACAGGTTGTTATCTGCATTAAGCAGCACAAAACTCCGGGTGCGCGTTTACAACTGCGCACAAGATAAAATCGACTGGAATGCAGGAGAAATTGATTTACTGCTCGTACACCCTGCCTCGTGCGGATATGGTCTTAATTTGCAGGACGGCGGGCATCACATAATTTGGTTCGGGCTGACGTGGAACCTTGAAGAATATCAACAGACTAATAAACGATTGCACAGACAGGGGCAGCAACAACCTGTTATTGTGCATCATTTGATTGTTAAGGGCGGGCGTGATGAAGATGTTATACAGTCTTTGTCGGACAAAAACGACGTGCAGGAAAGTCTTTTGCAATCACTTAAGGTCAGAATTGAACAAGCTAAAGGAGGCAGTTTATGACTCTGAAAGAGTTATCACAATTACATCATTTGCGAAAGGAAATAGAAACGAATCAGCAAAGGCTAAAAGAATTAGAGATTTTGTCCTTGCAACCTGCGGGGCCTAAGCTGTCCGACGCATCGCGCTCAACAGGTAATAGAGCAAGCAGACAGGAGAAGCTATACGAGGAAAAAGAGCGCTTATTAATGCTCATAGCCGCACAACAAATTCAATGTATTTGTGAGCGGCAACGATTGCAAGAATACATAGCCTCTATTCCTGATAGCTATTTGAGGAATATTTTCTACTTACGATTTGACCGGGATTTGGGGTGGAACGAGGTCGCCGCCTCAATAGGAGGAGGTACCACAATAGACGCTTGCAAAAAGGCGTGTTATAGATATATACGCAAACATTGAAAAGTTGTCCCCAATGTCCCTTTTTGGTATGATATAATGATAACGTGGCAGAATGTAAAACGGTGCAGGGCTTGCGGGTTACGGCCTCCTCCCGCAGCGGGCGCCCATTCGCTCCGTTATTCCCACAGTTAAAAATCCTCTATTCAATGCGCTGTTTGGCAGCATTGGATAGGGGTATTTGTTTAATACCCGTATTATTATTAGGAGGCTATATGTATAGGCAGCAAAGAAATTATGAGAACATAAACAAAGCTTTATACCGCGGGGTTCCGCCTTATGGCATACCGCAGCTTAAAGCGACACAATGCACGGTTGATAACTGGATAGGCTTTAATTATATGCGGACCTGTGAGGAACCCGAAATACACGGTATTCACTTTTTCGTTGATGATTACCAATTTGAGAGGGTATGGAAACAGCCGGACGCATATATAGAACGTTTAAGACAGTTTCAGGCGGTATGTACTCCCGATTTCTCCACATACACCGATTTCCCGTTAGCGTTACAGATTTACAACCATTACCGTAAACACTGGCTCGGTAAGTATTGGCAGATGCACGGGATAACAGTTATTCCAACTATATCATGGTCTGACTATAACAGCTATGATTGGTGTTTTGACGGAGAGCCTGCAAAGAGTATGGTTGCTGTATCGAGTGTTGGAACACAGGCAGACAGCAAATCCAAAGAGTATTTTTTGTCAGGGTATAAGGAAATGCTGAGGAGATTACAGCCGACAGCCGTCATAATGTATGGCACGGTACCCGAGGGGTGTACGGGGAATATCATACCCGTTAAATCATTCCAATCTCAAATGCGCGAGCGGGTACGGCTACACAATAATGCTTGGCGAATTACGCTTGATTCTCCGACACTCGCAAATGCAATAAAGAGCATTGATTTATCAGCAGTTAAAAAATTTTTACAGAAACAGTAAAATTATATTGATTTAAATTATAGGAGGTGTTATAATATGGGTGGTAGAGGCAGTCAAAGCGGTCTATCATTTTCAATTCCCCCGGAGCAGAAAAATTATTCGCAAAACGCCTTAATAGATCAGTTACCTAAAACCGTACAGGAGGCATTAGGCGATAAAGGTAAAGAAAGGTCTATCAGCGAGGCCATACAAACGGTCAATCCGTTTCATTCTTATGATTATAGCGAATATTCGGAAAACTGTCAGAGGTGCGTTGTTGCTTATGAAATGCAGCGCCGCGGCTATGACGTAGAAGCTCAACCGACATACGCAGGTGATAAATGGCCTATGGTTGTTCCCGTAAACGGTCAAAGATTAGGTCGTTGGCGCGGAGCCTTTAGACATGCTGTTACTGATAGAGTTGGCGCGGCGGGCAACAACAGTAGCGCAGAGAAAAAAGTATTAGAGAATATCAAAACCAAAATGCGCGAATATGGCAGCGGTGCAAGAGCGGTTGTTAATATTCAATATCGCGGCAGGGGTAGCGGTCATGTGTTCAACGTAGAAAATCAAAAAGGACACATTACATTTGTTGACGCCCAAACAGGAGAACGCTATAATACTGCGAGCATGCACAATCTGCTTGCAATAGTCGAAACACAAAGCGTCGGATTGACGCGCACCGACAATTTGCGTATTTCAGGCCGTATAACTAATTTTGTATGGCAAAATCACCAAAAACGCAGAAAATAAAATCAATAGGAGGCTAAACTATGATTACTTATGAGGAAGCGTTAAAAAAAGCAAAAGCGTTAAAAACCAATATCAATTACTGTATTGAGTACGAGGACGCATATACATTCAGCTGTGAAAACGAACAGGAAAATAACGGCGGGGACTCTCCCGTAGTAGTATTAAAAGATACGGGGCGTGCAATTTCTATGATTGCTTATGCCACACAGCGTTCAAGAACAGCAGAGTTACGCGCTTTTGAGGTATTTGACTAACAGAAATATCTTTTTGTTTTAATTATTTTCAAAAATCCTCCGTAGGAAACAACGGGGGATTTTTGCTATTCCACAAAAAGCGAGGTGAGCCAATCAATGTCCGAAATTAAAAACAAAGGCGGGCGCCCGCCTAAATTTACTGACCCTGCCGAAATGAAAGAGTTAGTTGACGCCTATTTTGAAAAATGCGACGGCGAGATACTGTACGACAACGAGGGAAACCCGGTGCTTGATAAATTCGGTCGGCCTATAATCGTCCGTATGCGCCCGTACACTACGGCTGGGTTGGCTTTGGCACTTGGCTTTAAGAGCCGCAAAGGGCTATATAACTATAAGGCTAAACAGCCTTTTATGGAGATTTTAGAGGAAGCTATGACGCGTATCGAAATGTACGCGGAGGAAAGGCTTTTCGATAAAGACGGTTCCAACGGAGCAAAATTCAGCTTACAGAATAATTTTTCCGGTTGGAACGACGCCGCAAAGGAAACAGCTACGGCGGCAGCGGCGACAGTAAAAATCATAAACGATATACCGCGGCAACCTCCTGCTACGGACAACAGCTCGGAGAGTGCAGACAATGCCGACACGCAGTAATGACAATACGGTACGCTTAACAAATGTAATTGCTCCCGCATTTTACCCGGTACATTGGGATATAATGGACGGCCGGCATACTTATTACGATTTATCAGGCGGGCGCGGCAGTACCAAATCATCATTTGCAGGTGCGGAAATTGCCCTCGGCATAATGCAGGACAAGAATGCCAACGCCGTTATATTCCGCAAAGTCGGCAATACGATAGGCGCAAGCGTATATGAGCAGATGTTATGGACCTTAGAGGCTCTCGGCGTAAGGGATTTATGGAAATGCACAACAAGCCCGTACAAAATGACCTACACGCCGACAAAGCAGGTTATTCTTTTTCGTGGACTTGATAAAGCAAAGAAAATGAAATCAATTAAGGTTTCAAAAGGCTATTTCAAATTTATTTGGTTTGAGGAGCTTGACGAGTTTGCGGGCGAGGAGGAAATACGTTCTGTTCAGCAGTCGGTAATGCGCGGCGGAGAAAAGTTTGTTGTTTTTAAGACATTCAATCCCCCTATATCCAAATCCAATTGGGCTAATCAGTATGTAATGAAGCCTCACAAAGATTCCCTGCGGCATAAATCCTGCTATCTTGATGTACCGCCTGAGTGGTTAGGTCAGCAGTTTTTTGACGATGCGGAAGCTCTTAAGGAAACAAATCCTCGTGCTTATCAACACGAATACTTAGGCGAGGCAACAGGCGCGGGAGGTGAGGTCTTTGAAAACCTTGAAATCCGTGCTATTACAGACGAGGAAATTTCGCATTTCGATAACATCTATATGGGTATAGACTGGGGTTGGTACCCTGACCCATTCCATTGGAGCAAAATGCACTATGACTCCGCCCGTCAAACGTTATACATATATGACGAGTATCGCGCCAACAAGCAAAGCAATTCTGTTACTTGGAATGCACTTAAAATCATTAAGGGCGTAAAAGACTATGACCTGATAACCGCAGACAGCGCGGAGCCAAAATCTGTGAGCGACTACCGCAGCTATGGTTCTAACTGCCGTAATGCGATTAAGGGTCCCGACAGCGTTAAATATGGCTTGAAATGGCTGCAATCCTTGAAAAAAATTGTAATTGACCCTACCCGCTGTCCTGCAACTATGGAGGAATTCACTAAATACGAATACGAGCGCACACCCGAAAATGAGATTATTAGCGCCTATCCTGACGCGAATAATCACAGTATCGACAGTGTACGGTATGCTATGGAGCGCGTATGGCGGCGAAAGGGACAATAACGGAGGCTGTATGAAATTTGCAAAAAGCGTTAATATCCTCGGTACAAAATACCGTATCAAGTATCTTGATTATGAGGACGAACCTGCATTTGAAAATGACGTCGTAGGTTTATGCTCAAAATACACGCGCACTATATCGGTTGGTAATCTCTCCACATTCAGCGACTATAAGAACGAGTCCAAAAAATATAAGCGGGAACTTGAAAAGGAAACGCTCAGGCACGAGATAGTACATGCGTTTTATTATGAAAGCGGCTTGGCGTGCAATTCTAACACCTATTCGGGGGCTTGGGCGATTAATGAGGAAATGGTTGACTGGATTGCTAAACAGGGCTTAAAGCTCTATAATGCGTGGTTAGAAGCCGGGGCGATTTAGTTAAAAATATTGACTTTTCTGCTGTTATATGGTAAAATAAATTATCATATAACAACTGGAGGTATAAACATGAAACGCAAAATTTTATCTTTGCTTTTGTCGGCTCTGCTCCTGATAGGAGCGGCAGGGTGCGCGTCAAGCGGCGGTAAAAAGCAGACAGCTGAGGGCATAGCTACACAAAAGACGGAGGCAGAAGCCGCCGCCGAAACGGAGGCAACTACTGCCGAAGAAAAGCTTAAAATGTCGTATGAGAATACCGATACAAGTTTCAACTATTACACAAATACAATCGGTAATGTTGAATATTACGGTATTGTCGAAATAACAAACACGGGCAGCACTAACATTTACTTAAAGGACTGCACATTTGACCTTGAAGATAATGACGGTCATTTACTGCAAAGCGCGTCATTTATTTCAAGCTGCCCTGACATTATCGCCCCCGGCGAAAAGGGTTATTTTTACAACAGCATAGGTTCAACGCAGCTCGACAAAGAGGTTTCTACCGATAACGGCTTGAATTTGGTTCCACAGTTCAAGTTAGAAGAGGGCAAGGGAGATATTGTCGATTATGAGGTATCTGATACGTCGCTCCGCAAAGATGATTTCGGCTATGCAAAAGTAACCGGAAGAATAACAAATACAACTGACGAGGATATAAATTTACTTTATGTTCAAGTTATTTTCAAAGATACGGCGGGAAAAGTTCTCTCCATAACGGGAACAAATGTAATGGATATTTCCGCAGGTTCTACAGGAAGCTTTGAAGCAGGTACGTTCGGAAACAGTTCTGTTGATTTTGACAGTATTGCAGAATTTGAGGTAATAGCAAGAAAAACACACTATCAGTTTTAAATAGGCATAATAAAAGCGTGATAAATTAAACTATCACGCTTTTGTTATGCCTATTTAGTCAAATATATTTTACCATAACCATTGACAAGTATAAAAATTTATGCTATAATATAATTTTTTTAACTTTTTGAAAACCTATTGACTTTTCTTTGTGGGTATGCTATAATTTGTTTGTACCCGAAAAGAAAAGGGGGTGTAAATGTGGGTATTCATAAAGGCACAAAGCTTACCGATACACCTAAAGATTATGAGCTGAAATTTCGCATGGACGAAAACACAAAGAAAAAATTAAATTTTCTTTGTGAAAAATTAAATAAAACAAAAGCTCAAATAATCCGTGACGGTATTGAAAAGCAATATGCCGAAATAAGCCAACAATGAAAAACGGCAACTGCTACTAACTTGCAAGATCGTACAGTTACCGTAAATCATTAAGACAAGGAAAACCTTATCTAAAATCTATTATACATTAGATTGGTTTCTTTGTCAAGGATTTTTATAATTTTAGGAGGAAAACAATCTATGGTACACACAACAGCAGATGTAAAGCGCATTATTGACAGCTTGGCGCTGTTAGGTCAGGAGAGCGCAGAAAACGGCGGTATGCCGTCCGAGATTTACGCGGATTTGTTCGAGGCTATCCGCATGCTTACCGAATTAATCAAGGAGGTGCAGGCGGCATGAATGAGGTTATTACATTTACAAATCCCGAATTCGGGCGCGTCCGCACAATCGACATTGATGAGGTAACGTGGTTCGTAGGAAAAGATGTTGCAAATGCTTTGGGGTATAGCAACAGTAGTAAGGCGGTATCTACTCACGTTGAGCCTGAGGATAAACAGTTTGTTATGCTTGACATAGCAGATTCCCAAAATGGGAATGTGCCTATCGGACAGAGTAAAACCAATATAATCAACGAAAGCGGGTTATACAGCCTTATCTTGTCGAGCAAGCTGCCCTCCGCTAAGAAATTCAAGCGGTGGATAACAAGCGAGGTTTTACCCGCAATCCGCAGAACGGGCGCATATCGCTCCGATAATGACGATGACAGCTTTGCGGAACCGCAGAGGAATTTAACCGTTGATGATTATATGAAAGCCGCGCAGATTATAGCAAGCTGCCGTAATGAGCGGCTCCCGTATGTCACAATGATGTTGAGCAAGGCGGGAATCGAGGTTATCCCCGGTGCAGTTACCGGAGGCGGTATTGACTTAAGCAAATTCCCGCAGGACCGTGAAAACGGGTTAAAAGCAGTTGATTATATCAATACTGCTATAAATCGTTACGGTTGGTCGGCTGCCGCCATAGGTCAGCTTGTGGGGCTTGACCGTGTTCAGATATGCAGGTACAGGCACGGCAGGATATTCCCCCGCGAGCCTCGTGCGTCAATAATCATTAATGCACTTACAAATGCTATCCCTGCACTCGCAGATGAAATCAAAAACGACTAAAACATACCACCGAAAAGGGCGCTGAAAAGCGTCCTTTTTGATTTAAAAATATGCGTTACAAAGTTATGTTACAATCAACGTTACAAAAAATTACGGCTCAATCCGAAAAAATTTGTAACGTTGATTGTTACAGAAATGTTACGCCTGTTTTTGAACAAAAAACCGCATTGTTATGCGGTTTATAGGCTGTATAGTGTTACAGTTACAAAAAAAGTCTATAGAGTAGGTAAAACAGAGAGATAGAGAGTAAATATACTCCCTATTCTCTCTATCTGCCTATTTTACATAAGTTACGGAAAAATAATTGTTACACACATAAAAAGGGGTGTTTAACATTAACATTTTTACTGCAATTCAATCATTTATTCAGGGGGTACTTAAACGTATGCTGCCATATAAAGACGTTGAAAATATCGAGAACATAAAAACGCCGTTATCAACCGAGATGAAAAACGCGCTTGAGTTATGGCAAAAAATGTATACCAATAAAGCGCCGTGGTTAGGTCAGCCCGGTGTGGAGTCCTTAAACCTCCCCGCTTTTATAAGTTCTGAAATCGCACGGCAGGTTACGCTTGAAATGAAATGGAACATCACAGGAAAGCAAAATGGAGCCAATGATGAAATTATATCAAGTCCTCGTGCGGATTTTCTTAAAGCGGAATTCGGAAAGTGCGTTACTGCCTTAAGAAAGAAGCTTGAGCAGGGCTGCGCCGCAGGCGGTATGACTATAAAGCCGTACCCAAAGGGAAGTCACATATACTTTGACTGGTCTATGGACTGGGCTATATATCCTATCGCCTTTGATGATGACGGCTATCTTTCCGACGTTATTTTCAGAGATACATACACGCAGGGCAAAATGATTTATACGCGCCTTGAGCGGCATACAGTTATCGGAGAAGATGTTAAAATAACGCAGAAAGCATTCAAATCAAACAACAGTGATAATTTAGGTACCGAAATATCCTTGTCAGAGGTTGAGGCGTGGAAAACTCTTGTACCTGAGGCTATTGTAACCAAGTCAGAGGGGCAAATGTTCGGCTGGTTTAAAGCCGCTATTGCAAACAACATTGATGTTGACAGCCCAATGGGTTCCTCTGTTTTCGCAAAGGCGAAAGATGTTATAAAGCAAGCCGATTTGCAGTATTCAAGAATATTGTGGGAATATGAGGGGTCGGAGCTTGCAATTGACGTTGACCCTACGGTTCTGTACGACAAAAAAGACGGTAAGGGCAAAGAACTCCCGAAATTAAATCAGCGGCTTTTCAGGGCGGTTGACACCGGTGCAGACGATACCTATAAAGTATTTTCACCTGCTATTCGTGATTCAGCTCTTTTTAATGGTCTTAATCAAATGCTCATGCGAATTGAGGACCTATGCGGCTTAGCCCGCGGTACCATGTCAATAGCCGCCTCGGAAGCTCGCACAGCAACAGAACTCAATATTTTAAGGCAGCGCACATATACAACTATAGCAGAAAATCAGGCTGCGCTTGAACAATGCTTAAGAGATGTCGTGCGGGCTATGGACAAATATGCTACGTTGTATAATTTGGCTCCCGAGGGCGATTATGACGTATCATTTGAGTGGGACGACAGCATTATTACTGACACATCACAGCAGCTTGCTGACAGGCTGCAAATGCTTAATGCGGGGATTTACAGCAAGACGGAGCTGCGCAAATGGTATTTTGGCGAAACCCAAGCACAGGCTGAAAAGGCTATTGCCGCTGTTACGGACGAACGTATGCAGGAAATGCAAGGTCTTGAACAGCTTATGCCGAAAGTAACCCCGGAGGAATAATATATGCGGGGCGATAAACTTAATAAAAGCATGTCAGAATCGGATATGCAGGAGGCTATACAGCGAATACTTGACCGCATAAACGAAATAAACGATTTATATATTGACAAGATTGCTACACAGATTAAAAAAATCGGTGAACTTAATCAGTCGAGCATAAATCGTATGCTTATTTTAGCAGATATGGGTGCAGATATTGCAGAAATAAATTTGAAACTGCAAACAGCCACCAACTTAAATCTAAAGGAGATTTTCAAAATATATCAGCAAGCGCTTGATGATACCTATACAGACCCGCGATTTAAAGAATATATGACCGAAAACCCCCTGCCGGCCGAAAGTAAGGAGCGGTTAAACCGCTTTGTCCGTAATGTCAGCGTACAGACTGCAAAAACAATGTATAATTTATCAAATACTACGGCTATATCACAGACGTATCAAGAAACGGTAGATAAAGCGATTGTCGCGGTATCGTCAGGAGTTGATGATTACAAAACAGCTATGCGGGCGTCAATACGCAATTTAGGTTATAACGGTATGCAGGTTCAGTATGAAAGCGGCTATCACAGGCGGCTTGATACTGCTATCAGGCAGAATATTATTGACGGTACCAACCAAATTGCTCAAAACGCCTCAATGATAATCGGACAGGAGTTAGGCTATGACGCAGTTGAGATTTCAGCCCATTTACGCTCCGCGCCGGATCATGAACCCGTGCAAGGCAGGGTATTTCTTTTAGAGGAATACCACAAAATGCAGGACGGGCGGGATTTCGTTGATATTAGCGGACACAGATACAGCGGTTTTAAACGCCCCATAGGTGAATGGAACTGCATGCACTTTGCTATGTCATTCTCAACGCAGCATTCTGTTCGCAAATATACAGACAAGCAATTGCGTGAATGGAAAGAACTTAACAATAAAGGCTGTACCATTGACGGAAAGCATTATACCACATATCAAGCAGTACAGCTTATGCGAAAAATAGAAACACAGGTACGCCGCGAAAAAGATACAGCTGTCGCGGCGCGAAAAGCAAACGACAAAGAATTACAAAAGGAATGCCAACAGCGCATAAACGCTCTATCCGCAAAATACGGTAAAGTCGCACAAGCAGCGGGCATTACACCCCGACGCGACAGATTATCGGTGGAGGGTTTCAGGGCGATTAAAGTTGGCTGATATGAGTAAAAGTCTTAAAAACTGTTGATTATAATATTACCCTTTACGGGCAAGCGTCTTATGGAAATTCCATAGGGCGCTTTTCTATTGCCATTAAAAGCACACAGCTTTTAATATATTACCTCCCCGGTATGAGGCTTAAACTGCCGCGGCAATAGCACACAGCTATTGTTGCAGGAGGATTTATGAAACTGGAAGAACTTTTATCACCGGAACTTTACGAGCAGGTTAAAAACCGCATTGACGAGGTGAACAAAGGGCAGACCGACAAAACAAAATGCGTAAGATTTGCCGATTTATCGGAGGGAGGATATATTTCCACCGATAAATACAATTCTCAGGTTAATGCACTTACTCAGCAGGTCAACGACTTACGCGGACAGATTACACAGCGCGATTCAGATATGAAGAAGCTGAACGAGCAGTTAACTGCTGCGCAGAGTGACGCAGGAAAGCTTACGGACGCGCAAAAAGCGTTATCCGACTTGCAAACAAAGTATTCGGAAGATCAAAAGGCGTGGGAAGCCAAAAATCAGCGGCAGGCGTATGAATTTATGATACGCGAAAAAGCAAACGGTCATAAATTCAGCTCTAACGCCGCAAGGCGCGACTTTATCAGTCAAGCTATAAGCAAAGACTTAAAGGTTGACGGTGAAAACCTCATAGGCTACGGGGATTTTCTTAAGGTGTATATGGAGGAAAACCCCGGCGCAATTGTGGTTGAAGAAAATAAAGACGACGCGCCCGCGCCTAATTCGGGCAATAAGCCCCCTCAAATAGTTCTCCCCAATGCACAACAGCAAGGCGCGGCAGGACAATCCCCGTTTAATTTCAACTTTAACGGCGTCCGCGCTAAACCCACAGAATAAGAAAGGAAAGTGAAACACTATGCCGAACTATGCAGCACAGTACAGTCAGGCACTCGCACAGGCATATCCTTATGCCCTCAATTTCGGTGCGCTCTATAGCACACCCAACAATGGTCGTTACCGTATGGGCGAGGACGGTAAGACAATCTATATCCCGTCCGTTTCTACAACGGGCAGAGTTGCAGCAGACCGCGACACTATCGCTACTGCTACACGCAATTATGACAACGCTTGGGAGCCTAAGCTGCTCACCAATCAGCGTAAGTGGAGTACGCTCGTACACCCCAAAGACATTGACCAGACAAACGAGGTCGCGTCTATAACCAACATTACGCAGACATTTAACGAGGAACAGAAATTCCCCGAAATGGACGCGTATTGTATCTCAACCCTGTATAAGCAGTGGACTACTACAGACTCCAATACAGGCTATGTTGGAAAAACTGCTGATACCACAGAGCTTACCGCGGCTAATGTCCTGTCGGTATTTGATGCGCTCATGCTGAAAATGGATAACGCAAGAGTACCTGCCAACGGCAGAATTCTTTACGTTACAAATGAGGTCAAGACGCTGATTGCACAGGCAAAGGAAATCACCCGTAATTTTGATGTGCAGAACGGCAACGGAGCCATTAACCGCACGGTAAATCGTATCGGCGAGGTAATTGTTTACGGCGTTCCTGCAACCCTTATGAAAACCCTTTACAACTTTACAACAGGTTGGCAGGTAAAAGAGGGTGCGGCGCAGATTAACATGTTCCTCGTTCACCCCTCCGCGGTTATTACCCCGGTATCTTATCAGTTCTCACAGCTTGACCCTCCCTCAGCGGTAACAGAGGGTAAGTACATTTATTACGAGGAGTCGTTTGAGGACGTGTTCATTCTCAACAAAAAGGCGGACGCGCTCCAGTTTAACGTTACAAACCCTTAAATGCGGACCTGTCAGAGCTGCGGATAGGTTCGCTATCATTAACGCCCGCATTTGATACGGGTACAACAACATATACAGCAGCAACTACCAATGCAACTAATACGGTTACAGCAGTTCCCGTAAGCAGTTCTGCAAAGGTAGTTATCAAATTAGGCGACACGGTAGTAACCTCCCCAATAACATGGTCGGCGGGTGAAAACGTGCTGTCGATAATTGTAACGGACGGTGCGGCTACTAAGACATATACGGTTGTTGTCACTAAGTCATAACGAGAATTCGGAGGTAGAGTATGGCAGACAAAGTATATTTATCGTATGAGGAATATCAAAAGTACGGCGGTACTTTACCACAAAACGAATTTACGCTGTACGAATTTAAATGCCGTAAGCGCATTGATTATTTAACAGACAGTAGAGTACAAAATATGGCTAACGTACCTACTGCTGTTAAATTGTGCATGATAACGCTTATAAATATCGATTCAAATTCAGGTGTTGAGGCTCAAATTGCCAACCCTGTAGTGACCTCATTTAACACAGACGGTTATTCAGAGAGCTATGGAAAAGCAATCGGCGTGGCTGACGCAGAAGCAAGTATGGTAGCAACTATAAAAAGCAATCTGTATGGCGAGCTTGACGATAATGGGGTTCCTTTGCTATATCGAGGTGTGGGCGTATGAAATTGTGTAATGATGTTATTACGGTATTTAATTCACAGCGCGTAATAGGGCAAGAAAATGACGTATATACGGGAACCGTTATTCGCGGGGTCTCTTGGCACAGCGAGATAGCCTCAACTGTTGACGGAACCGGGCTTAAAGCTGCGGATAAAGTTACAATTCGCATTCCATATAATGCCGATTTCAGCGGTAAGTCCTATATAAATCCTATTTCATATAAAACGAGCAATCCTACAACTTTTTTCACCTTAAAAAACGGTGATATTATCGTTAAGGGTGCAGTAAATGCCGAAAATATTCGGCCGGCGGATTTGCAGAGGACGTACCATGAAACTATTACTATTCTTGGCGTAACCGATAACGGCCGAGCGCCTAACGCTAAGCATTGGAGAGTGGTTGGCTCATGAGTAACGGCGCATTTAAATGCAAGATTGTTTTTAAGGGCGGCAACGAGCTGCTAAAAAAATATAATCTTGAAAAAGGCGGAAAGGTACAACAGGTAATTGATAAATCGGTAATAGATTGGAATATGCAATACTGCCCGTGGGAAACGGGAACTTTAGCAAAATCCGCTTATGGTGCAACTACCATAGGCAGCGGTAAAGTCGTTTATCCCGGACCTCAAGCGCGGTACTTGTATTACGGGGAGATAATGGGGCCGAATATCCCTATATTCGAGGACAATTCGGGCATACCTACACGGTATTACTCTCCGCCGGGGCAGAAAAAGCACCTTACAGGGCGTAAGCTTACATACAGCACAGACGTAAATCCTCTTGCAGGTTCATTTTGGTTTGAGCGTATGAAAGCAGACCATAAGAACGACATACTTAAGGAGGCGAAATCAGCTTGTCGGAGTTAAGCAACGTGGAGCATTTACGGGCTTGGTTTCGCGAATGCCCTGCAATTAATGCGGAATACCGTTTCGGTATAGATTATATCGCAAAAGAACCAACGGAATATGCGATATACGCCGTACCCTCAACAATAAATTATCGCGAAAATGTTTTAGGCGAAGAAATTCCTACGGATATTCAGACGCTTAATTTCATTTTTGCCTCCAAAGAGCCATACGGCGCCGACTCTGCACAAAATGCGGATAACCTTGCTTTTTATGACGCAGTTATAGCTTGGATAATAGAGCAGAATTCGTTGCGAAATTATCCGACCATAAATAACGGCAAAGTAAAATCAATAGTTCCAACTCTCACCGCATACCCCGCGGAGGTAGGGGCGGACTCCGCTAAATACCAAATACAGCTTAAGCTTACCTATAAGCGCACTAATTCGTGATAAAAAGGAGGGGGTATGAATGTATGACGGTTACAGCTGATAACGGCATACTCAATATACCTTTTGGCAAAATCGAAAACGGTGCTTTAATTCTGCGTAACGGCAGCACAGCATCTTTCGATATTTCAAACGGAGCATTATTTATACTCGAAAGGAGATCTATTATGAAACAGGATCGTAACAGATTAATGTACTTTGCCTCATTCGACGGCACGGCGTGGGAAGTTCTCGGCAGAGATAACGACGACCTCTCAAAGGAGCTTAACCCTGACACCGAAACCTCAAAGAATGTATTAGGCGAGGCTACTTTTAAGCATAACGGATATGAACCCGAGGTATCGGTTGACCCGTATTATGCTGACACCGAATCAACCTTGTACGAAAAGTTATGTACTGCTGCAATTCAGGAAAAGTACGGCGACGAGGACATCAAGGGTTATTTCATTGAGGTAATTTTTGACAAGGTTGATACCGCGGCAGGAACAATGTCAGGTACAGGCTATAAGCGCGACGCTTATATTGTACCGCAGTCTACGGGCGGTGATACCTCAGGTCTTGGTATTCCGTTCACCGTTAACCCTGTAGGTGCTATGACCGCGGTAAATGTGGTTTATACCATAGCTACACGTGATGTTAAAGTTACATCCGCAGCTTAAGTGAAATTATGATACCTGCACCTTATTCGAAAAGGTGCAGGTATTCAGTTTAAATGGAGGTAAATATGTTAAAGAATGAGCCTAAAAAGGCATTAAGCGTAATCGTTGATGACGGCACACAGAAAATACCTGTTGTAAATAAATTCGGTAAGCTGATTTGTAATATCTACATACGGCCTACCGATTTTTCAATCCTTGACAGATATGACAAATTTGTTAAGGATTTCAACACAATTATTGCCCCGCTCTCAGGAATGGATATAGACCGCGAGGGCAACGCGAAATTCGAAAACGACTGGGAGATTATTAAATCAGTCGAGGCAGAAATTAAAAACCGCTTTAATGAGCTTTTCGATATGGACGAAGCTGACGAGATTTTCAAGACACGCAGCGCGTTTTCCTCTATCGGCGGCGAGTTCTTTTGCACAAAGGTATTAATGGCAATCGGCAATGTGATTGCGTCAGCCATTAATACGGAGTCTGAAAAAGCCTTGAAAAAGGCTAACAAGTACATAACACCGCCTACGGAGGGTGATGTAGATGCTGGGGTATTTACCGAAAGCAATTGAAATTAACGGCGAAAAATACAAAATCCGTACTGATTATCGCGATATACTGCGAATAATTCTCGCATTTAACGATAATGAAATGACGGACAGGGAAAAAGTTTATGTATGTCTGAAACAAATTTATTATGATTTGGAGGGCATACCCTCGGAGTGCTTAGAAGAAGCTTATAAAGCGGCTGTTGCTTTTATTGATTGCAATATGGAACCGGATAAAAAATCCAAGCCGCGTTTAATCAATTGGAAGAAAGACGAGCCGCTTATTTTCCCTGCAATAAACAAAGTTGCAGGATTTGAGGTCCGCGCAGTTGAATATATGCACTGGTGGACTTTTATAGGATATTTTCAGGGCATAGACGCTAATGACACATGGGGATTTATACTCGGTATCAGGCAAAAAAGAGCGCGCGGAAAAAAGCTCGAAAAGCACGAGCAAGCTTTTTTTAGCGCAAATACCTCATTATGTATGGTGGATAAGCCTAAAGATATTCGCACCAAAACGGATAAAGCCATTATGGATATATATAATTCGCTGAAAGAAAAAGGGGGCGGTAATTAATGGCTGATAATAATGACGGTTCCATTATCATTGATACCGAACTCGATAACGAGGGCTTTGAAAAAGGCTCGGACAAGCTGTTGAGCGCCATAAAAGATTTAGGTAATGCCGTAGATAATCTCGGCGACAACATGATGAATTCTTTCGGCAAAATTACACCTTTATTATCAAGTATAGCGTCCTCGGCGGCAGCGGTCAATGCGAAACTTGAAAATTCTGCTACACAGGCGGCGCAGGTTAATGAACAGGTTGTAAATACCGAACGGCAGATAACCGACGCCGCACAGCAAGCTGCACAGGCTGTTGAACAACAGGCAAATGCTGAGCAGCACACCGCGACTACCGTACAGCAGACAACAGCCGCGGTACAGCAGCAAACAAGCGGTATTTTAGAGCTTTCCAATCAGACAGAAACGGCTACCACAAGTATGTCCGCGCTTGAAAAAGAGGTTAGTTCTCTGTCAACCTCTATGCAGTCAATATCCTCAAGCGCGGAAATGGGATTTGCAAACGGTAAGGCGGTACTTACCTTTGACTCCAAGCTTTCCGAAATGGAGAATAAGATTGCAGAAGCGCGCACAAAGCTTGAGGAATTCGGGAATACAAAAATCCCCACAGAGGATTATATATGGATTCAAGAAGCCATACAAAAGACCGAAACGCAGTTAGACAAGCTGATTGACCGTCAATCGAAAATGCAGGCTTTAGGCGTTAAAGAAAGTTCGCAATCATGGAAACAGCTTACTTATGATATATCGCTGACAGAACAAATGCTACAGACCTATAAACAGGATTTGGCGGCGCTTGAAAATTCCGACAAAGCATTTGTTATGGGTTCTAATACCTCGCAATATGCGCAAATGGAACAAAGCCTCGCGCGTACAACCGAAACTCTTAATCGTAATAAGGCTCTTATAGACCAAGAAGCCCTTGCACAGGCACGGTTAAATGTTCAGGTTGCACAAGAGGCTTTACTTAATGCCCGGACAACAGCGGAGCGCCAAAAAGCGTTAAGCGAGCTGCAAGCCGCGCAATCTAATTTACGCGGTCTTGCCGATTCAATGGCTACCCCAAGCAGTCAGCCGCAGCCCCCTGCGCGCAGCACAGTTAATGGGTGGGCGGCTTTCGGCTCTGTATTACGGCAGGTAGGCGGTGCAGCTGTACGCGTTGTAGGTTCATTAGGTCGAATGGCGTTTAATACTTTGGCAAACGGTATCAAAAGCGCCACAACTCGGCTCAAAGGGTTTGCGCGTCAGGCTACACAGACGAACGCTATAACCTCAAAAATGGCAAAAACGCTCACTGGTTTAAAGCGCATGCTAATAGCCCGCGTTAAGAATATGCTTATCAGCTCCATAATAGAAAGCATAAAAACTGGAATACAAGCGCTTGCTAAGTTTTCCGCCTCCTTTGACGACGCTATATCGAATATAAAGAACCGTTCAAAAGAAATAGGTGCAAATTTTGCGGTTTCCTTAAGCGGAGTTATACAATCTCTTGAGCCGCTTATTACTGCGGTTTTGGACGCTATTTCAAGAGCGATAACATATTTCAATGCGTTCCTTGCTATGCTCGGTGGAAAATCTACTGTTACGGTAGCAAAAAAGCAAACAGACTCTTACGCAAAATCGCTTGATAAAGCCTCGGATTCCGCGGAGGAACTAAAACAACAGGTTTACGGATTTGACGAACTTAACAAACGTAGCTCAAGCAAAAGCAACGGTTCGGGTGCCTCGGACAATTTATTTGAAGAGGTTCCTATTGAAAGTATTTTACCCGATTCTATTAAAACGATTTTTGACAAGCTCAAAGACGATATACAAAATAAGAATTGGGCAGACATAGGTTTAACTATAGCCTCCGGTATTAATAATGCCATAAAAGCAATCGACGATTGGATAAATAATGTCCTCCGCCCTAAAGGAGTAGAATGGGCTAAAAATATTGCAAGCATATTAAACGGGCTAACCGCGGGTGTTGATTGGAGCGCATTGGGGGCTACTCTTGCAGACGGTTTCAATGCTGTATTTGATATAGCCAATACTTTTCTTTCTAACTATGACTTTTTTGCATTAGGCAGCGGTCTTGGTAATGCAATAATGTCTTGGATAAAAGGCATTGATTGGGCGTTAGTCGGTGAAACATTCGCAAATGCGTGGAATGCGCTTATAAACTTTATATATGGCATAGTAAGCGAATTTGACGGAGCAACCGTAGGAGAGAAATTAGCGCTTTTCGTAAACAGTTTTTCTGAAAAACTGAATTTAGAGAACGCCGCAAAAATGGTATCTAAAGGTCTGAACGAAATAGGATATGCCATAAACTCATTTCTTAAGAACACGGATTTTGACAAAATCGGAGCCGATATAGGAAAAGCAATACAAAGTATTTTTGACTCGGTAGATTTTGAAACCGCAGGCGAAAATATAGGTATAGGTATTAACAGTATTGTTACTCTGATTACAGAAATTAATAAGCAAATCAATTTCGGCAATGTTGGTATGAAATTAGCAACGGGCATAAATAAAACATTCAGCACTATAAATTGGTCGGAAATGGGTGCGTTGCTAATCAGCGGATTTAATAACGCCGTAGCTTTTCTGTCGGAGTTTATAGGTACTATTAACTGGCAAAATGTCGGTGCAGGTATAATGACCTCAATTAAAACTGCGCTCATAGGTGACGGCGAGGGAAACGGTGGCATTGACTGGGCGGAGTTAGGACAATTACTATATAATACTTTAGACGGAGCTATTAGGTTTGCTTTTGGACTGCTTACAAGCGTAGATTGGGCGGAAACGATTCAGGGGCTTTTAGGAGGAATCGGTGAGGCTCTTGCAAATGCAGATTTAGCAGGAATATTAGTCGATTTGACGGGGCTTTTAGCATCGGTAGTAGCTGAAATACCGAGTATTCTTGCCGGACTCATAGGCGGCATTGCCGACTTGTTAGCAGGTTTATTCAAATCAATAGGCTGGGACGGTATTGCGGGATTTTTCGAGGGCATAGGTGACGCATTAGCAAATGTCGGTAATTGGCTGAAAGAAAATGTAGTAGACCCTGTTGTAAATTCTGTAAAAGAGCTATTCGGTATCCATTCTCCGTCAACTGTATTTGCGGAAATAGGCGATTTTGTTATTCAGGGTTTATTCAACGGAATTTCGGACGCTTGGAAATCAATAACAGAATTTTTCGACTCCGCAATATCAGGTCTTTGCGACTTTTTTGAAACCGGTTGGGAAACTATAACTACAGGAGTTTCAGATGCTTGGAACGGCATTACTAAAACTGTTTCAGAAACATGGGACTCTATTTCAAAGACCGTATCGGACGGTGTTGAGTCTTTTGCGAAGAACTGGGAAACGGGTTGGAATAATATAACGGATTTCGCAAAAGACACATGGGACAGTATATCTAAAACCGCCTCTGACACATGGAATAGCATATCAAAAGGTGTTTCTGACGGTGTTAAAGGTTTTGCTAAAAACTGGGAAACCGGTTGGAACAGCATAACGAAATTTGCAAAAGACACTTGGGATAATATCTCTAAAACTGCCTCCAACACATGGGACAGCATATCAAAAGGTGTTTCTGACGGTGTTAAAGGCTTTGCTAAGAACTGGGAAACTGGTTGGAACAATATTTCAACAACCGTAAGCAAAAAATGGGAGGAAATTAAGTCCGGTGCAAGTACCGCATGGAATAATATCACATCAACGGTATCAAATCTGTGGGACGGCTTAAAGCAGACCTTAAGCGGCTCGGAGTTTTTATCGGTCGGCTCTAATCTTGTTGACGGATTGAAAACGGGAATAAGTAATGCGTGGAATGGTCTTACCTCGTGGGTTAGTAACGCCGCAAGTAATCTTACCAATACGCTTAACAACGTTTTCGGTATTCACTCCCCGTCCAAAGTATGGGCTAAAACCGGTGAATTTCTTGATGAAGGTCTTGCAGAAGGTCTTGACGCCAACAAGCGAAGAATAATTGCCTCGGTTAATAATATCGCAAAAGATACCAATAAAACGTTGGCGGAAAATACAGCTACACTCGATATAAACGCAGACGGGGACAGAGCTATATCACAGCTGACGCTTATTGCTGATAGGCTTTCCGATATAGCGTCAAGTTTCCGCTCAATAGGTGAATTCGTTGAACGGGCAAGCGGTATTTCAATACCTGTTATGGCGGCAGGTACGGAGGCACCTTACAAGACAAGGATTGCCGCCGATACTCCCGCCGCCACATTAGCATTATCGGACGATTTAGATGAAACGCTTGAGGACCAAACGTATATTTTAAAGCAAATTCTTGACTTTATGCGTAAGTTCAAAGTTAAATTATCCGATGCTGATATTCAATCATTGGCAAGAGCGATTCACGGTCTTAGCCGCCAATATGGAGGTGCTTAATATGACAGGTCAATTCACAATCAACGGTCATGATTATACCCCGTATGTGAAACAAAAAACGGGTCTTTCGTGGAGCCGTGAGAACACAAACGACGAGGACGCAGGGCGCGACGACGGCGAGGTTATGCACACAAATGTAACCTCGCACCAACGTAAATTACAGGTAAAAATGGGACCTATGCCTATTGAAATCGCTATGCAGCTTGAACAGGATTTGCAAGGCGGCGATAATGGCGTGCGTGTTACATACCCTGATTTACTTGACGGTATATGCACCCGGCTTTTTTATAATACCTCTATTGACGCCGCCATTGAACAGTTTCGCGCAGACGGTGTTTTAGTTGACAATGTGAATTTCTCGCTAATCAGCATAAAGGAGGCAACGGTTTAATGCAAAATCAACCTGCAAAATGGGCGGCGCTTTTTGCCTCGGCTCACGTTACCGAATACCGTTTCGATATAAACGGTATTGTATATTATAACGACCGAATAAAAGACACGCCCGTTATTACAAAACCGCTGCTTGACTCGCCGACATTCGGCAGAGTATGTACGGGGCAGCTGCAAGTTACGATTTTCCCGGTTGAGGATATACCTAAAGCGGCTCCTGTAAATGCCTACTGCCGCCTTAAATCCCCGGACGGTACCACAACAACAGATTGGGTTCCGCAGGGCAAATTCTATATTACCTCCCGCAGCGGTACAAGCCCGTTAAAGCTGACCTGCCTTGATAATATGATAAAGGCAGGTCAGACATACCGCGATAAATCTGTTTTTACGGAATGGCCGCAGAGCATGTCGGCTGTTGTAAATGAAATATCCTCAATAATGGGAGTGCCTGTCGATTCCCGAACAAAAATCCACACAGGAAAAGATTATGTTGTATCATATCCGAATGATGATACCTTAATTTCAGAGGTTCTCGGAATGATAGCGGCAGTACACGGCGGCAGTTGGATAATGACGGAGGCGGGAAAGCTGCGGCTTGTACCATTTACCGCTCCTGATTTGGAGCCGTTGCAGGTTCTCGGTTTATCGCACGGGACGTACACAAAACAGGGTAAGCCCCAAACCATAACGAGGGTAATTCTTGTTGATGATGCGGAAAATCAATTCACATCAGGCGACGACACGGGAATGACTATAAGCGTTCGGTGTGACTACGCTACACAGGGGGTAGCGGCGGCGCTTTGCAATCCGTCAAGCAGTTCTGTGAATAATGGCTGTCTTGACATAGCCGCCGCGGCAATCCAAAACGGCTGCCTTAAATTATTATACGGCGAAATAATAAACGGAAACCTTAACATACCAAATCAGTCGGTGCTGTACGGGGCAGTTTATGAGCCGTATGATTTACAAACCGCATATCTCAATCCCTGCTTGGAATTGGGCGACACAATCTCATTTAATGCGCGGGACGGCACTTTACATACCGTTGTACTGCAAACCATTGTGATGAATTGTTCCGTAAGCTGCACCTGCAATATATCGGCGGGCGCAGAAGAGGAAACGGAAGAAGAATATCCTTTCATATCTCCGCGGGATTTAAGCTTAAAGCGCACCCTTAAGACTAATCAGACTTATTTCGGCAACCGCATAACGCGCGCGGAGGGCTTTGTAAGCGAACTTGTTGTAAATGACCTTATAACTGCCCGGCTTACCGCAAACGCCTCCACGTTCTCTATGCAGTCATACGACGAGGAATCGGGCTGGGTTGACCGTATATATTTCAACACTACAACAGGTAAATATACCATTACCGCAGATGTTGACATAATGGGTATGGTTACTTTTAATGACCTATCTACATCAGGTGCAACGATAATCAACGGAGATAATATAAAGACGGGTACAATATCCGCAAACAGAATTGACCTAACCGATTATTCTACTACCGAGGAAACCGAAAATAAAATTACCTCCGCCATTCAGCACACTATTGACGGTCTTGAAATATTGGTTGATACAAAACAAAAAGGGCAAAATTTAGTATCAACCATAGAGCTGTCAAGCGGCGGTGCTGTACTATCCCATGGAGTAATTACAGGTACTACCGCTGAACAAGCGGCAATGATAACAGCAAATGCCATTAGCGGCATTTCCCTTTCGGTAAAAAACGGCGAGGAATCCTCGGTTTTAACCCTATCTGCAAACGGTACGGAATTATCAAGCAAGACGATAAAGTTTTCAGGTATGGTTACATTCGACTCTCTTTCTAACGCAGGAAGCACTACTATAAATGGGGATAATATCAAAACAGGTACAATTGACGCCTCTATAGTTAATATCACCAATTTAAATGCGTCAAATATAACCTCCGGTACTATCCGCGCAGATTTAATTGATGCGTCGAATATAAAAATGTATACGCTATATACAAAAGTCGGAGATACGTCATATCCGGTTATTACCGGGTCCTATTTTAACAGGTTGTATATCGGCTGCGACGGCGTATCAAATCAATGTTTCAGTCATATTCAATTGTTTTCTTCGGCAACCATTTATATGGGGTATGATTACAACGGTACAACAGGCATAGCTGTGAATTTTAACAGTAAATCCTTTAGCCCTAACGTTAATGACTCCGGGTGGTCGCTTGGCGAGTATTACTATTGGTGGACAGCCGCATACATAAAAACTCTTAACGTCACTACTATTTCAGCGTCAACAATAAACGCTACCACATTGAGCGTTAATAGTATTTCCACATCATCAATCAGCGGTTTATCTTCCCTTAGCGTTTCGGGCGGTGTTACCGCAAACACTCTATATTTTGGCGGCGGCAGCTATTCGTTATCAAGATCCAGCGTTGATTTCGGCTCCCTCTCATTATACGCAGGAAATATTTACTCCTCGGGTAATTTATCAGTAAGCGGAAATGCAACAATCGGTTCAAGTTATAGCTCTATAGGATTTTTCGGGCATTCCCCGCGCTCTCGTGAGTCTTTTGGGTACTCTTCTATAAGCAGTTCTAATGTTACGGCTGCTGTATCAAAATTAGCAAACATATTAATACATCTCGGTCTTATGACCGGATAAGGAGGCTACACAATATGAAATTAGGAACAATCTTACAAGCAAGACCTGCACTTGATAAGTTGGCAGGGTGCGAACTTTCCCCTAAATATCTTTACAGAGTAAGCAAAATGCTCTCAAAGGTAAATAAGGAGTTAAAGTTTATTGACGAAAACCGTAACAAGCTCATACAGGAGTTAGGTCAGGAAATAAGCGAGGGAGAATGGAAAGTTAAGGACGAAAACTTAACCGAATTCGTCAAAAGGCTGAATGAGATACTTGATGTTGATACGGAGGAAGATATTCCCGTAATATCAATACCTACAACAGAAAATATCCGGCTTTCCTATAAGGACCTTGATTTATTAAGCGGCTTTATCGAATTGCAGGAGCTTGATGAGGAATAAACAAGAAAGGAAGATTATTATGAAACTCGCAGCACCCGTTGAGGTCGTAAGCATAGGACCGCAGGGAAACCGAATTGTGCGCGTTATAATAGCAGCTGATACGTTACCCGCTATTTTACCCGTGGACGGTTCCAATGTCGAGGGCTTATCCGCAAAAGATACTTTTGCGCCTATGTCAATGCTGTATGTTGTAAACAGCTCCCCGAACAAGGTTTATCTTGCTGACGAATCGGGAAAATTCGTAGCTCAATAGGAAAGGAGGCTATACCATGGATCAGCAGTCAGTTTTATACGCAATTGTTATGGCAGAGAATGCGTATAAACGCGCTATGGCTTATGTCAACACGATAATTGCCGCATTTCCTAAAGGTATGCGGTATATAGGACAGGTTGACTATTATGCAGACCTTGATAATGTGGAAAAGGAACTCGGTTACACATACACGGTCAAGTATAAAGGCACAGAGGGTACGGAAATTAGCGGCTCAGAATATGCATGGGGCGAATACGAGGGTACAGCTCAATGGATTCCGCTCGGACCTGACATAAGCGGTAAAGTCGATAAGCTGCCGGGCGTTCCCGAGGGCAGAATTGCGGTATTTAACTCAGGCGGCGGCATAGCAAACGGCGGCATAGCTGCGGAGGATATTCTTGTAAAAGATAATATCGGTCAAGCAGGATATGTTGCAAGTCTGAACGATAACGGGGAAATCCCCGTATCACAATTACCCGTATCAGCTACAATAAGCAACGGGTTATTAAGCATAAATATTAAGAATACGGAGGTTTAAAAAATGGCTATTTATGTTGATCGTATGACGATTAATGGCGGAGAACAGCACTCGCTTTTAGGAGCAGGACAGGACCGTGTTTATGCAGGTGAAAATCTTGCTACAAAATTCGAGAATGAAATTGCGGCGGCTCCTTATAACGGAAATCCGTGGGCTTGGATAAAAGCTCGTATATCCGCAGAGGATTTTACAGGAATTCATGTAGGAGATTATATCCCCTTTACTACCACAAACGGCGTAACCTTAAATGCGCAGATAGCGGGAATTAACACATACAAGTATTACAGCGATACTACTGTAGGCTCGCATATCGACTTTATATGCAAAGAATTATGGCCTACCCTGCACCCCATAAATAAGGTCAACTACAACAACGGTACCACAAATCAAAATCACCCGTGGCTCGCTTCTGACTTTTATCTTTACCTCAACTCGTTATCGGGCAGCGTACCTAATGGAACTGCTGTAAATCCTGAAACGGTTGATGTTGATTATACCGCAGACGGCGTATATTATTACTTACCCGAGGCGCTTAAAAACGTTATTATCGAAAAGCGATTTTTACTGCCAAAAAGATATAGTGCGTCTGGCTTGCTTACCGACGATAATCAATGGGGCTGGGCTAATATCGGTAAGTTATGGCTCCCCGACGAGTGCGAGGTGTACGGTACTCCTATATGGGGCGGCAAGGGCTTTTCGGCAGGCGGCTCAGGCTTGCAGTACCCTCTTTTCGCAGGAAATATGAACCGTCTTAAATTCAGAAACGGCAGCCGTGGCCATTGGTGGTTGCTCTCGCCTTATTCGGGTGACTCCTCGGGTTGGTGCGCTGTCTACGGCGACGGCCTTTGCTACAACAGCAGCGCCTCCTACGGTTACCTTGCCGCGCCCGTCTGCTTCCGTGTATAAATCTTTTAGGTTCCGCGCCCCTTGTGGGCGCGGTCAGGAGGTAAAAACTATATGAGTAATGTTCTTGCAAGATTCAGAAAAACATCTGATATGGAATTTTTCAAAACAGGTCAGGACTTGCTACACGAACTGCGTTCTTTCCTCATGAACGAAAAGAATATACCGAAGCGGCAGCGTATGATATATACCTACCCGATTATAAACCTTATGCAGTGTATGATTGATACTTATGTGAAAGCAAATAAGATATACGCATACACTCCCGAACAAGTTATGCAGCGCAAAGATTTATTTCAGGCGGCTATTGATTATCTCGACCCGATTTATTTACGACTGCAAAGTGCGGTAAACGACCTGTGGAAAGACACATTACTTGTAGTCGATAAAACCGACGCGAGGTATAATAATAAAATCCGCATAAATAAACATATTGCGCTTATAACTGCCTTGATGATCCGCGAGGAAGAACTTTTACGCGGGTGCAAGCGCAAAACCAAATTACTAAGACAATAAAATATTTCAGTGGTTATTCTCTGCACTCTTTGCTTTGGCAGCCGTAACAATTGGTGGTTGCTCTCACCTTATTCGGGTAACTCCTCGAATTGGTGCAATGTCAACAACAACGGCAATTGCAACAACAACAACGCCTCCAACGGTAACATTGCCGCGCCCGTCTGATTCCGAAATACCAACGGCCTTGCAAGTTTAAAGTAAGCTTATAGCTGAAATCAAGCTCGTTATTTTTTTTATTTACGGAAGGAGAGGATAACCGTCCCGAAAAGGATAAATATATACAGCGCCGCTTGTCATATAACGGCGCTTTTCTTGACGCGATTAGCCGGACGCTGCTTGCATGGGCGGGGATAGGCGATAGAGCCGGAGGAACCCCGGCGAGTACCCGTTTACATGGCTATTATCGCAAAGGAGAACACAATGCGCCCCTACAATAACACTCCGCGAGGTATAAATTATATGACATCTGAAGAACGACACGAAGCCCGTTATTGGCGCCGAAAAACTGCACGCGAACAAAAACGGCGCGAGGCAATTGCACAATATGATAATTTTGATGTTGTCGCAAGTCCGGGTGCGCTGTTACAGGCACATTTAGAGTCGCGCAGAGGCGTATTATGGAAAGCCTCTGTTGCCCGATATGAGGCAAATATGCTTAAATATTCGGCTATGCAGTCAAGAGAACTTTACAGCGGAAAGTATCAGTGCAAGGGATATTATTCCTTTTCGATAATTGAACGCGGTAAACGCCGCGATATTCATAGTCTGCACTATTCTGACCGTGTATTAAGGCGCTCCGTATGCACTAATGCGCTCGTTCCAATTCTTTCACACAATTTGATATACGATAATGGCGCGTCGTTAAAAGGAAAAGGCGTATCATTTTCTGCGGATAGGTGCGAAACTCACCTACATAGATATTACAATGAAACGGGCAGTAATGAGGGGTATATTGTAGTGATAGATTTCAAGAACTATTTCGGTAATATACCTCACGATAAATTATGCTTACATATCGACCGTTACATTAAAGATAACAAGCTTAATGCTCTTGCAAAAAGTTTTGTCCACTCCTCTAATCCATATAAATCTGACGCCGACAAAGGACGCGGGCTGTATATCGGACCTGAGGACAGTCAGATATTTGCAATAGCTTTTCCAAATCAAATCGACCACACGATTAAAGACCAATGGCGCCATAAATACTATAACCGTTATATGGACGACGGCTATGACATTTTTCGTACCAAAGAGGAAGCAAGATATTTTCTGAAAAAGCTTTTTGAAGAATACGAAAAATGGGGCATTATTGTAAATCCTAAGAAAACTCAAATCATTAAGCTTTCGCACGGTTTCACCTTTTTGAAAACCAAATACTTTTTGACCGAAACAGGAAAGGTTATTAAAAAGCCGGACCATAGCGCAATAGTCAGGGAGCGGCGAAAGCTTAAAAAACAAAAGCGCCTGTACGACAAAGGAGAAATGACCCTTGAGCAGGTATCACAATCCTATATGTCTTGGCGCGGTTCTATGAAAACGCGCGATGCGTACCGTTCAATCCACAGTATGGACCAATTGTTTTATAGTCTTTTTGGCTATAAACCATGGGCAATAAAAAAAGAAACGAGGTAAAAAACCATGAACGAAACAACAATGACACGCGAGGAAATCATTGGGGAGATTAATGCACTCAAAATCCTGCTTAAGGACAGCGATTATATTGCATTAAAGGTCACCGAGGCTTTAATGAACGGGGAGGAAACCGCCCCTTTCGCAGAGAAGATTGCCGACCGTAAAGAATGGCGTGCAAAACTCAATGAGCTTGAAAAGCTGCTTGAGGAAATGCCCGAACCTGAACCCGAGCCGGAGCCGCCTATGTTTGATACCGAGGAATCCGCCGAAGCCGACGAAACTGCTGTAATGAATGTCGAAACAGAAGATAGCGACATCACAGCAGACGATAACAGCGACGGCGAGGCTCCTGCCGAAACCTCCGAGGAAAACAGTATTGACAGTACCGACGGTGAGGTTTCCGCCGAAACCGAGGAGGACAACGGCGGCGACAGTACCAACAGCGAGGTAGTTGCCGCAGAGGAAACGGAATAATAACAGGTGTATTGCTACACGGCGGGGGTGATATAAATGGACGAGAACGACGTAGAAATACGGGAACGAATAACCGCAGTTGAAAGCTCGGTAAAATCCTTACATAAACGCGTGGATAAACAGGAATCGCTTATTGAGAATATACGCAGTATTGTTGAAGAGGTTAAATACATGCGTGAAGATTTAAACAAAATCGAAAGCAAGGTTACCGAGATTGAGCAAAAACCTGCCAAAAAATGGGAGCTTGTAGGCACCGGGCTTATAAGTGCAGTCGTAGGCGCACTCGGTATGGCGATAGTTCAATTAGTATTCGGGGGTTAAATTATTGTGCGTATAAATATCGAAACCGGTAACGCACGAAAGAAAAAGCCTGTAAAATGCACCAAAAAGAAGCGCGAATTTTCTAAAATATGGCTTGCAGCGTGTATTATAATCTCAATTATATATACGTCTGCAAGCTTTGTTTTAGCTTGGTTTGATAAAAACCCTGTTTCGGAATTATCTATTGCTATAATAGACAGTCTTTGGGGTGCGTCAGGCATAAGCTTTGTGGGTTACGCAATACAGAATTCTGTCCGTGCATACACCTCCGCAAAATTCGGGCTGATTGAAACCATTAATCAGGAAAAGGAGGAACAAAATGCAGATTGAAAACATAATAGTTATTATTGCTTACATTATCGCCGCAATGTGTGCTGCCGTAGTTATAATATGGGCGGTTCTTAATCAGAAAAAGCGTATTATAATGTGGCTCACCTATGCCGTTTCCGAGGCTGAAAAGCAGCTCGGGGCAAAGACAGGACAATACAAATTAAGATTGGTGTACGACCAATTTATTAAGGCTTTCCCTAAAATTGCTACTGTTATTTCGCCCGAAACTTTTTCACGGTGGGTAGATATTGCGCTGCGTACCATGCGCAAATGGATTGAAGACGGCAACCAAATAGGCGAATATATTATGAATGCAGAGGAAAAGCAAAAAGAGGCTGAAAAGGAGTCGTAATTATGGAAAAGCATACAAATACAGGGCTTGTCAAGCATGTAAAAATGGCGCTTAATCTGCGTACCAAATATATGTGGGGCGGCATTCTCCGAACAATCGAAAAGCAATATGCAACCCTCAAAAAGATATACGGTACTAAAGCAGGAACCGGATATACAGAGGCGCGGTGGAAAGAGCTTTCTGAACTTTTCGGAAAAGACTGCTATGGAGTTGACTGCGTCGGCTTAGTAAAATCGTATTTATGGAGCGGCAAAGAAAATGGCGGTACCGGTTCTCCTATGTACGGTAAATCGGGCTATCCTCCCGATATAAACGCTAATCTTATGTTCCAACGCGCCACCGAAAAAGGGCCAATTAATACCCTGCCCGAAATACCGGGGTTAATTTTATACAGTAAAACCCATCCTCATGTGGGAGTTTATATCGGGGACGGGTGGTTAATCGAAAGCACTTTGTCTGCGAGAGGGGACGGAGTAAGTAAGGCCAAAGTTTCAGACTGGAACGGTTGGACCCACTGGTTCAAATGCCCCTATATTGAGTACGCTGCTCAGGATAACGCCCCGCAGCTGAAACCGGTAACGCTTGCCTACAATGCTGTTATTCGTAGTAAGCCCTCCACTAAAGGAGCCGACCTCGGATTGCTTAAAGTTGGTAGTAAATGCGTAATAGTAATCGGCTCCGACACTGTAGACGCTGATACAAAATACACCTATGTTAAACTCGCAGGTGACAAGGACCAATGGATTGTCAAATCTGCAATAAAATAATAAACGATAACGGCGGTCAGGATAAGACCGCCGTTATTTTTTTATGCTCAAAATCATGTAACATTAGCGTAACAATGCCGTAACATTCAAAAAATGTTACGTCTGCTAATGTTACAAAGTTACAAAATGTTACGGCTGATAAATTATAAGCAAATACGCACTACAAAAGGGGATTTTGACATAGTGTTACAATGTTACAAAAAAACTCTATTAAAGGGTAAATTAGAGAGAATAGAGAGAAATATACTCCCTGTTCTCTCTATTCCGCCTGTTACGGGTGTATATACGCGCGTGCGCGTAACTGTTACAAAAAATGCGGGTTGTTATATCAGTATAATTTATTTTTAATACTCGTTAAAAAAATATACTAAAGCAATTGACAAGTATAATTTTTTATGCTATATTAAGAACAAGGCTAAATTTATTTAGCTATAAATAAAAGGAGGTTAGCTGTTTGTATATTCAAGATGTAGATTTAAAACTAAAAGACTGGGCTTTTGCGCAAAGAAAAAATTTGCCGTATGAGGCAAAGCTTAATCTTACTGAAACGCGGATTGTTGATTTTAACAAGCAATTTGAAACGTACATATCTTTTTCGGGCGGCTTGGACAGTACGGTACTGCTACACTTAGTCCGTAAGACGATTGGCGAAGATATACCCGCTGTTTTTGTAAACACAGGGTTGGAATATCCTGAAATCGTTGAATTTGTCCGCAGGCAGAAAAATATTGTAGAGATTAAACCCGAAATGAGCTTTATTCAAGTTCTGCAAAAATATGGTTATCCTTTTCCCTCAAAGGAAACCGCCGCAAAAATACGAAAGCTGCGGCATGGAAATTTATCCGAACGGTTCCGCAATTATCTACTGTATGGTGATGAACGCGGGAAAATGGGAAAACTGCCCGAATGTTGGAAACCGCTTATAAACGGTGATGTTGATTTTTCCGAAAAATGTTGTGATGTTATGAAAAAGCGCCCTATGTATAAATACCAACGCGAAACGGGGCGGCGGCCATTCTTAGGCATTGTTCAAGATGAAAGCATTATGCGCCGGAGAACCTATGAAAAAACCGGCTGCAACATTATCAAGGGCAAACACCCACAGAGCAAACCGCTCGGATTTTGGACGAGTCAGGACATACTGCGTTATATCGTGGAAAATAATCTTGACTACTGCTCTATATACGGGGAGATAAAACAGAACGAAAACGGCGAGTATTTCAATACAGGCGTAGAACGGACAGGCTGTATGTTCTGCTTATTCGGCGTCCACATGGAAAAAGAACCTAATAGGTTTCAAAGAATGGCTGTAACACACCCGAAATTGTACGATTACTGCATGCGCGGCGGGGAGTATGTGGACGGGGTTTTTAAGCCTAAGAACGGTTTAGGTTATCGGGAACTGCAATATAAAATCGGAGTAAAACTTGAAAAGGAGGACTTAAAAGAATGAGCAAATTTGATTATGACGCGTTTACCGGAGATTACCCGGTAGCGGTCAGCAAGGAGCGCTACACGGAGCAGGAGGCAACCGAAATAGCGAAAAGAGAACTCGGTGTTGAGGAGGTCGAAAAAACCAATGCTTATGTTCGTTACGGATATGGGATTGATGATGACGACCCCGGTGCGGGACCGCGTAATACTTGGTGGCTTGAGATGTCAAAGCCTAAAAAGGGCTGCCCTGTATGGGCGTTCAGAAGAAAGGAGGCTTAAGAATAATGACCCCTGAAATGCAAACGACTGCGGCGATTATGGCTGTCAGCATAATTGCTATTTTAGTAATTTTCTTATCAAGCAAGGGTGAGAAAAAAGAGCTGAAATGGCATAGTGATATGCTGCTCGGCTTTAAGGACGACGAAATAAAATCCTTACAGGAAAAAATAAGCGCCCTTGAAAGCCAAATCGCCGTAAAAGATACAATAATTTCAGAACTTGGACGCGTTAATAATACGAACAATGACAGATTGTGGGATATGAACGGCGTTCTACTGGAAAAAGTGACTAAGAAAAAGGAGGGTTAAATATTATGGCTGATAATCAAAAATTATCTTGGCTTATAAAAAATGCTATAGCGGCATACGGTACAGGGGGCGAAAACCCCGTAGCTATTTACGATTTTATAGCGGATTTTCTCACTGCAAGTAATGTAATCTTAATCGACGAAGAAACAGAACTCGCTATGCGGGCGGGGGCATACGCGATAGAACACAGTGACGGACTTATGATTGGCGATTATGTAAAGGACCCGCTTGATAACCCAAGGGAGATCCCATTCCGCCGTGCAGCTGAAATATTGAGGGAACTTACAGAAAAAGTACAAAAAGGACCTCAAAAACAGGTCAATAACATAAGAGCGGAAGCTATAGAGGAGTATGTAGAGGAGCTTAAAAAGAGGGCGTCAAGAACATACTTCTCGTATTCAGGCGATTGTGAATTTGTCAAAGCTTATCAGTTTACTCCTGAAATTATTGATAATCTTGCAAAAGAAATGACGGAGGGAAAAAATGTCAAAACGCATAAATGCTGAGAAAGGAAATTCAATGGATAAGATTAAAGCAATAGACCCCAAAATTGTTGTTAATGGTAATGTTGATAAGCCCTATTATTCAATAGAATATTATGACACAGCAGATAATACATGGCATATTGGATACGGTTCATTTGAACTGAAAAACGTTACCGAATGGTTAAGGACGTGTTTTGACGTTATAAAATCAGACGTTGCACCTGTTCGTCACGGGAATTGGGTTTGTAATAAAGGGCTTGTTCAATGTAATATCTGTGGATTTGGATTATTTCCAGATGGGTATTTCTTTGAAAACGGAGAATGTACGCATTCAAACGAACAAGATTACAGGTTCAGTTATTGCCCGAACTGCGGAGCAAAAATGGATAGGAGTAAAAATGGCTGAATATAAAGACGTTGAAACGCTGAAAAAACTGATAGATGAACTTATACCTACTGAGAGCATAAATAACAGCAGATATATAAATGGATATAGAGATGCCTTGCTGTCTGTCAAAAGTCTTATTTATTTACAGCCCTCCGCCGACGTTGCACCTGTTAACCATGGGGAATGGCTCCATAATAAAAAAAAGAATATATGGGGTGATTGGGTGAGGGTGTATAGTTGTTCTGTGTGTGGAAAATTATACAAATTTAAGGGGTCAGGAGTATCAAAAATTTTTAAATACTGCCCGAACTGCGGAGCAAAAATGGAGGAATACTGTGAGCGAGATTAAAAATCAGTACGAGGAAGCTTTTAAAAACCATAAGGCTACACTTATTCAAGACAGCGACAGGTACACAATCATTGATTGGCGCAGAGAGGACGGCAGCGGCGATTACTACGCCAATTATATTGTTGACAAGTTAAGAGGCTCTTTAATCGTAAGCGGAGATATAGGCGATTCAATAGCTACTTGGTACAATCCCTTGACTCCTGCAAAAATAAAAGGCTTTATTCATAATAACGTTGATTATTATATCGGAAAAATACAGTGTGCGTCCAACATATACACCTATTACAGTGATGATGTAGTTTCCGATATAAAAAGCTACCTTGATAAAGACTGCATTGATGAATATTTAAAAAGCAGCGACGAGTTTAGCAGTGAACAAGAATTGTGGGAATTTATCGAGGCTGAGGTAATCAACAGTACGTCAAACAGTTTTATTCCGAGTGAAAGCTTATCAAGAGTAATTGAGCAAATTATGTCTGATAGCTACGAGTGGCTGTATTGCTGCGGCAGAAGAATTCACCCGAGGGTGTATCTTTGGTCCACAGGGTTCTACATGGCTTGCAATCAATTAGGCATATAAAAATTTTATAAAAAATAATTGGAGGTAAAAATAACATGTCAAATTCCGAATTAAAAATAGCTTTCTCTGTTTCCGACCGCATAGTTTTTGAGGCCGAGGGCGCCAAAGATGTAGTGCGTGACTCTTTCAAGCTTTTTGTAGAAACGCTTGGTAAAATTGAAAAAATGGAGTGCGCTATGTCAGGAATTACTATACAGGCGGAAAATAAATCAGAATGTACCCCAACGGTTCCTTTCAACGGCAATAAGTACATATCTAACCCGTGGCCGGCGGTTATTGAGCAGATTAAAAGCGGGGTCCTCTTTTTATCAGTAGGCGATATAATTTATAACACCCTTGAGGACTCAACGCCTGTCGAATGGGTTGTTACAGATGTTGATAATGGAGCTTATCGCTTTGAAAGCCGGGATTGCCTCGGTTGGCGCGGTCCGCATACAGGTGTTGATGATTTTCTGAATTCAGTTTTGGAAAGACTTCACCCGGATTTAAAGCAGTTTATAATTTCTACCGAAAGACTACATATCAAAAGCAGCGGTGAGAAATATAGCCGCGGCCAGTTATTATTTTTACCCGCCGCCTCCGAAATATTCCCTGCGGATAAATGCTTTGGTGATAAAGGAGTATATGAGCAGCTTGAATACTACAAAGATGTGCATAATCGAGTACGGTCTGATATTATGGGCGGTGCTGAAACAGAATGGTACTGGACGGACTCACCTTATTCGGGTAACTCCTCGGTTTGGTGCGGTGTCCACACCGGCGGCAGTTGCGCCACCTACTACGCCTCCAACGGTAACATTGCCGCGCCCGTCTGCTTCCGTATTCCTAAATCCTTATAAAAAATCCGCGCCCCTTGTGGGCGCGGCTATATAAGCTTTTGAGCAATTCAAACGTCGCTGAGCTACACACGAAAGAAATAAACCTCCGAGAGTTATTCTCCCCGGAGGTTTATTTTTACTGCGAATATGGAACCGTAGCAAATTATACTATGTTCGTATGCGCGCGCTCTGGTGGACTTAGGAGCGCGGCAGTCGAACACATTTAACTCTTGCATATCGGCAATACGCGCCATATCGTCAAGCGTTAAGGTCCTGCTATTTCCGTTATCCGAATAGTTATAGCTTATAGTCAATGTATCATCATATACATAAATGGAATTGATGAATGTCTGAACAAGCCTTTTCTGCGCCTCTCTATCTGTGTAATCTGCCGTTTGGAATTTTTTAAGGAAATATAATATATGCGATTTCTCAAGCTTAAATCCCTTTTCAAGTTCTGTAGAGGCTATAGCGCTATTAATAACGGTT